AGATACTTGTACATCCTGGCTATCATGAATAACGGTACTTCCAGAAATTTGAATCGCCATTATTTCGTTTAAATCTTAGTATAATATTATTTATAAAAAAAGGGGGGTCTTTTAGAAACCTCCCTAAGATTATTTGATTTATTTGTAGAATCAACCCTTCACTATTATTTTTGAAGCAGAGACGGCTGTTCCTGCAAATACTGAACCACTCTCACCCAATGTTCCGTTATCTTGTACATAATATGCCTGACCTGCTGTTAACCCAGATTGGGCATCGTCAACGGAACCTGTGACTTGGATAGTAGCAGTTTGACCGTTACTGTAGGCTCCTTCAGAAATTCCGATGAAGTTTTCTGCTGTCAGATTAGATGACTTAGTAACAGGACTAAAGGCAACTGCTGTTCCATAACTAGAGTTTCCGTTATCTTGATAAGCAATAACTACTTTATCGTTAGTGGAGTCATATGTTGCTGAATTGTATTGTGTAACAGCATATTCATATATAACAGGAGAACCAAAATTAATTGATGTGCCACTTACTGTTCCTACAATTGTTTTTCCATAGTTAACTATAGGATCTCTATAAGCAATAACTATTTTACCATTAGTAGAGTCATATGTTGATGTCATATAAAAAGTATAAACAGTTTCATATACAACAGGAGTACCAAAGCTAATTGATGTTCCGGATACTTCTCCTACAACTGCTGTTGAATAATTAGAGTTTGAACCATCTCGGTAAACAACAACTACTTTACCATTAACAGAGTCATATACTGATGAAATATCCTGAGTATTACTAGAAGAATTAAATAAAGCAGGAGTACCAAAACTAATGCTAGTTCCAGATACAGTTCCTACAATTGCTGTTCCACGATTAGAGTTTCCATCATCTCTATAAGAAATAACTATTTTACTATTGGCAGAGTCATATACTGGTGAACCGTATCGAGTATTAGCATATTCATATACAACAGGAGATCCAAAACTAATACTAGTACCAGATACAGTTCCTACAATTGCTGTTCCATAGCCAGAGTTTCCTTCATTCCGATAAGCAATAACTACTTTACCATTAGAAGAGTCAAATGTTGCTCTAGGCCAAGTAGTAGCATTAGAATTAAATACAGTAGGAGTTCCAAAGCTAATATCAGTGCCAGATACAGTACCTACAATTGCTGTTCCATAGTTAGAGTTTCCATTATCATAATAAGTAATAACTACTTTATTATTGGATGAGTCAAATGTTGTTGAAATCATATGAGTAGCAGCAGATTCAAATACAGTAGGAGATCCAAAGCTAATACTGGTTCCAGATACAGTTCCTACGATTGCTGTTCCATAACGAGAGTTTCCAGTATCTTGATATGCAATAACTACTTTATTGCTGTTGGAGTCATATACTGCTGAGGTGTCTTCAGTCTGAGCAGATTCAAATACTGTTGCTGAACCTAATTGAGGAACAGGGAATCCAGTATTACCATAGACGATTGCTGTTCCATATTCAGAGTTTCCTTTATCATGATAAGCAATAACTACTTTACCATTAGTAGAGTCAAATGTTGGTGAGAAATTTTGAGTATTGGCAGAATTAAATACAAATTTAGAACCAAAGTTAATACTATTTCCAGATACAGTGCCTGCAACTAATGTTCCATATTCAGAGTTTCCATCATCTCTGAAAGCAATAACTACTTTTCCATTAGTAGAGTCAAATGATGATGAACAAAAATAGCAAGCCGCATTAGAATCAAATATAACAGGAGTACCAAAGTTAATACTAGTTCCAGATACGGTTCCTACAACTGCTGTTCCATAAAAATTATTTCCAGTATCCTGATAAGAAATAACTACTTTTTGATTGGTAGAGTCATATACTGATGAAATATATCCAGCCGCAGCAGCAGATTGAAATAGAACAGGAGAACTAGGGAAACTAATACTAGTTCCAGATACTTCCCCTACAATTGCTGTTCCATAGCCAGAGTTTCCATAATCCGCATACGAAATAACTACTTTTTGATTGGTAGAGTCGTATGTTGTTGAGATGAAAATAGTATTACCAGATTCAAATATAACAGGAGAACTAGGGAAACTAATACTAGTTCCAGATACTTCCCCTACAATTGCTGTTCCCTGGTTAGAGTTTGGATTATCCCTATAAGCAATAACTACTTTTTGATTAGAAGAATCATATGCTGCTGAAATATGACTAATAGAAGCAGATTCAAATACAGAAGAAGATCCAAAGTTAATACTAGTTCCAGATACAGTACCTACAATTGCTGTTCCATATCCAGAGTTTCCATAATTCTTATAAGCAATAACTATTTTACTGTTAGTGGAGTCATATACTACTGAAGTGTATTCAATCTCACCTGAAGATTCAAATAGAACAGGAGTTCCAAAGGTAATACTGTTGCCAGATACAGCACCTACAATTGCTGTTCCATAGCCAGAATTTCCAGCATCCCTATAAGTAATAACTACTTTATTATTGGAGGGGTCATATACTGAAGAAATATTAAAAGTACTAGCAGATTCAAAAACTTCTTCAGATCCAACTCCTGGCCCAGTAGTCTCACTCTCAGCAACAACACTTACGGTTCCATCAGTATTGATAATTACTTTAGAACCATCTGCTAAGGTTCCTGATGCTGTAGCCTCAAGTGTTCCTCCAGATGCTGGTAAGTTTGTAAGTTGAGATGCATCACCAACAAAGGAACTGGCAGTGAACATTCCAGATACTTGTACATCCTGGCTATCATGAATAACAGTACTTCCCGATACTTGAATCGCCATTATTTTCTGAAAATCTTAGTATAATATTATTTATAAAAAAAGGGGGGTCTTTTAGAACCCCCCCCCCTACAAAGTTGTCTTTAGATCTTTATCCGTTAATGATTAACTTAGTAGAAGCAACAGCAGTTCCTGCGAGTACTGATCCACTTTCAGCCAGAGTACCATCATCTTGTACATAATACTTCTGACCTGGTGTTAAACCAGATTGTGCATCATCAATGGATCCACTGATTTGAATTGTAGCAGTTTGGCCATTTGTATAAGATGCGTCAGAAATACCAATAAAGTTTTCTGATGTGAGATTGGTTGTCATAGTGGTAGGACTAAAGACAACTGCTGTTCCATAGTCAGAGTTTCCACCATCCGCATAAGTAATAACTACTTTTTGATTAGTAGAATCATATACCGATGGTGGGATGTAATTAGCAAGAGCAGTTTCAAATACAACAGGAGTGCCAAAACTAATACTGGTTCCTGATACAGTTCCTATAGCTGCTGTTCCATAATTAGAGTTTCCGGGATCCGAATAAGCAATAACTACTTTTTGATTGGAGGAATCATATACTATTGAAGCATAACCAGAACCAGCAGTATTATATACAACAGGAGTACCAAAGCTGATACTAGTTCCACTTACTGTCCCTACAATTGCCTTACCCTGCGTAGAGCCACCATCATAATAAACAATGACTACTTTACCATTAGAGGAGTCAAATGTTGCTGCATTGTAATAAGAAGCAGCAGATTCAAATGTAGTAATAGATCCAAAACTGATACTAGTTCCAGATATAGTACCTACAACTGCTTTTCCATAATTAGAGTTATCAACATCCTGATAAGAAATAACTATTTTATTATTAGTAGAGTCGTGTACTGCTGAAACCCAATTAGCATGACCAGTTTCAAAAATTGTAGATGATCCAAAACTGATACTAGTTCCAGATACAGTTCCTACAACTGCTGCTCCATAATAAGCGCCTGGAGGAGTAATATAACCATAAGCAATAACTACTTTATTATTGGTGGAGTCATATACTGCTGAAGTACGTTGGTTAATATAATTGGTAGGTTCAAATACAACTTCAGATCCAAAGCTAATACTAGTACCAGATACAGTACCTACGATTGCTGCTCCATGGCCAGAGTTTCCCATATCCTTATAGGTAATGATTACTTTATTATTTGTAGAGTCAAATATTGCTGACATTTGTTTGCTATCAGCAGTATTAAATATAACAGGAGTACCAAAGCTGATACTAGTTCCACTTACTGTCCCTACAATTGCTGTTCCATAATAAGAGTTTCCACCGTCACCATAAGCAATAACTACTTTTTGATTGGAAGAGTCGTATGCTGCTGCAAAGTGATACATGGTAGCAGATTCAAATACTTCTGGAGAACCTACTGAAGGAACAGAGAATCCAGTCGAACCTATAATCTTCGATGTTGCTGCTCTTACTGGATTATGAAGTGTGTTGTCTGAAAGAGTATGGAAGACAGCCATCTTCTGTGCAGAAGAATCATATACAGGTGCCGTATCCCAAGTTTTTTCATTCGTAAAAATTGTCTCAGAACTAAAAGTAATCGATGTTCCACTTACAGTTCCTGAAACAAAGGTTCCCAAGTCTCCATTTGCCCTATCAGTGAAACAGATTATTGTTTTTTGAGTGTTGGCTTCATAAGCCATGGCTATAGTCACAGTGTTTCCAGAATTAAATACTGATGCAGAACCGAAACTAATTGATGTACCAGATACGGTTCCTACCTTAGCAGTACCAGAACCACTGCTATTGTAATCTGGATACGCAACAATAACCTTTTCAGTATCTGGATCATATAAAGACCTTACATATGATCCATTTCTACTATTAATAACTACTGCAGTACCAAAACTGATTGATGTTCCACTTACAGTACCTACGCGAGATGTAGGATAACCAGAGTTAGTATCATCAGAACAAGTAAGAACAACTTTTTGGGCAATAGGATGATAAACCAAGCTTATATGCCAAGCACCACCAGATCCAGCAGCGAATATAGTAGAAGAACCAAAACTAATTGAAGTTCCACTAACAGTTCCTACTATAGCTCTACCATTACCAACTCCACCATAATTATTACCATACTCTCGATATGCAATTACAATTTTTTGGGAATTGGAATCATATATTATGGCAGTAAAATCAGCAGTATCAGAACCAGAGAAAGTGACTGGTGTGCCAAAACTGACAGTATTATTTGAACCATCAACAGTACCTACAACAGCTTTACCGACTCTACCTTGACTTTCATCCTGATAAGCAATAACTACTTTATCATTAGTAGAGTCATATGCAATACTAGTATATTGTACAATATTTCCACTCAAAGTAGATGGGGATCCAAAACTAATAGATGTTCCACTTACAGTGGCTACAACAGCTCGAAGTGGACCACCATTTGAACTAAAAGTTCCACCTGTATCAGCATAAACAACAATTAATTTTTGAGTATCTGGATCATATACTGAAGAAACATAAATAGTAGCATCAGTATCTCCAGTAAATGATCCAGAAGGAGATGATCCTGGTCCAGTAGTCTCGCTCTGAGCAACAACACTTACAGTTCCATCAGTATTTACAATTACTTTAGAACCATCTGCTAAAGTTCCTGATGCTGTAGCCTCAAGTGTTCCTCCAGATGCTGGAAGATTTGTAAGTTGAGAACCATCGCCAACGAAGGAACTTGCCGTCGTCACTCCAGATACTTGTACATTCTGGTTATCATGAATAACGGTGTTTCCTGCTAATTGAATCGCCATTATTTCGTTTAAATCTTAGTATAATATTATTTATAAAAAAAGAGGGGTCTTTCGACCCCCCTCTATAGAACCTTGTGAATTTAGATCACATGAGGTTGTTAACGCGAACACGTCTGTAGTAACGGTTGGAGTTTGTTGTAAGAGCTCCGAGACCTTGGTTAAGACCCTCAGCGAATGGATTAGCAACCATTCCGTAACGAGTCTTAAAGCCGATCTTAGGCTGGAAGGTGTTCTCTCCAACTGCACGTACCATCTGGAGGGGTACATATGGGCAGTAGAACAGACCAGCGTCATAAGGGGAAGTACCCTTATAACCAACAACATAGTACTGTGAAGCAGCACCGTTTGCTGAATAAGGATCGATGTAGACTCTGTAGCGACCGTTAAGAACACCAGCGAATGTGTTACCTGTGTCATCGACATTCAGGTTTGCATTCAGAGCAGGTGTGTAGTCGAGCATACCAGCATGTGTCAGAGCTGAAGCAACGTCAGCGGAGCACATGATGATGTTGCCCTTTCCTCTACGAGTTCTTTGTGCAATTGCGTTAGCATCGCGCTCGATTTGGAAGATCAGTCCCTTGAACTTCTCTACACTCCAGCGACCGTTGGAATCAACGTCCAGGTCGAAGATACCTGAAGTAGCAGTGTTTGCAGTAGCACCTTGCTCAGCAGTCTTGTAGATGGTTCTGATGACTTCACGGTTGATCTCAGCCAGGATCTCAGTTGAGAGAATGTTGGCGAGTTCCGCTTCAGCGTTCAGACCATGGATTGCCTTGAGGTCCTGTGCGAGTTCTAAGGAGTATTCTGCTTTCAGAGCTCTGCTCTTAGCAGTTACGGTGACCTTCTCGATTGAGAATGCCATTTCGTTGAACTCGTTACCTGATGTGCCGAGTGACTCAGCATCATCGGTACGCATACCCTGACCAACATTGTAGTCAGTCTCAGTTGCGGTTGCGGTTGGGTTCAGCAGACCTGGGTTGGTTCCGCCTTGTGCGGTTGTACCCATACCAACGGTAGCACCGGAGTGTCCGTTGAAGCTGTTACCAGTTGCATTCTGACCAGAGAATGCGGTATCTACTTCGTCGAAGAAGGTTTCTGGACCGGTTTGATCGTTGTACTTAGAACGCATCGCGAAGATGAGTCCAGTAGGACCAGACATAGGCTGAACGCCAGCCAGGTCATAAGCGACCAGGTTAGGCATAGAGCGTCTGATCAGGGAGATCAGTACGGGGTCGAAACCAGCAACAGGGCCTGCATCAGCAGCACCACCTGTGAATCCACCATTACCTACAGCGTTGGTGGGTTGCTCACTCAGGAATGAACCTGACTGAGAGAAAGCATTTTGCTCTCTTAAGAATTTCTCTTGGTTTTCCAGCAGAACAGCGGTTACAGCCTTACGATGGTTGTCTTTGATTGACTCGCATCCCTCATGCTCAAGAAGAGGGGCCCACTTTTCTACCAGATGCTCTGATT